CCACACGCACTTGTGTGTAATCCTCCTCGGCCAATTGCCGTATCGTCATCCATGCATCCAGAAGCTGCTCAGAATACCAATCCTGCCAATCTTCTGGATGAATAGGGTCGGGTGAATCAACTGAATCATCCGAGTCGTACGCCTGTTCGTAGTTGTAGGCGTCACGCGAGTACTCGTCGTTGATACCCATCCTGTTGAGTCCGAAGGACTTTTTCTATTCAGGTTGTCAGGTCTTTAACCCAGTCAAGTCCGAAGGACTTTCGCCTGCGGCGGCGCTCTTCTACGAAGAGGCTCTTCTACGAAGAGCTGAGGTCCTTAAGCCCTGACACAGTCACAGTACTCTTCTCCTTGACGTCGACCGAGTCCTGGATCGCCTTGAATGCACCCTCGACGCGAACCTCATCCCCTGAGAAGTAGGTTCTGAGCCCCTTGAGGATGACATCCTTGGTGATGGAACCCTTTGACTTTTTCGTCTTGAGGTTCACCTTCACCTTGTCCCGAACATTGACCGTGTCAATTTCGAGCGTCTTCATCTGGACAGTAACAAATTCGCGAAGCTCCTTCTCGCGCTTATTCAGCACGGTGATATCTTTGCGAACTGATACGAGCTGGGCCTTGATGCCGACCCACTCGGTCATCGCCTGTTTAAAGCGTTCATCAGCCATTTATAATTCATCTGAAATTTTAAAAGCGCTTACGGCGCGGCCACCGGTTTCCCTCCCTAAAACTCGGAACCAATCTCAAACTTGGGGCGCATGGTGTCTGGGGGGATGGTGCTGAGGTTGAAGATGGACACTGGGGTGCGGGGGTTGATGGGCTCGCTGCGGAAGTCGCGATTGGCGTTGCGGAGCACACCACCGATCGTCTCGGGGTAGCCAATCTGGCTACGGGGGTCCAGGTAGTTCTGGTTGGTCAGAATCTTGTCTGGGCTGAACTGGCCGAAATCCTCGGTCTGAACCACCTCACGGGGGATCAGGCTTGCCGAGCTGACGCCGTCAGCTGCGTTGTAGTCCGGGGACATGGCAGACATGCTCAGGTCTGCGCCGCCCTGGTTCACCGTGGCATCAGCGGGTCCCATGCCCATGTTGGAGCCCTGGACGGAAGTGGTGTGTCCATAGCCGCTGGTGCGGGGGGACAGAATGAGGAAAAGGACCAGTGCCGCCAGAACTAGGATGATCAGATTCTTGCGGTCCATTTATATTAAACGGCGAATATTTTTCTGCAGCCCTAGTCGAGGTAGTCCGCTGGGTCATCCTCCTCGGCCGGGTCGTCGTCGAAAAGATATTCCTTGGCAAACTCGGGTGCCTTGGGGGCACCACGGATCCGCACCTGGAGAACACGCCAGATTGGCCCGAACGACTTTTTCAGGAACCATAGTCCTGACAGCTCTAGAACCACGTCACACTCCGTGTCCTTCTTGACATTGACCAGGTCGATTGGGCTGCGCTGACGGTCGAATGCCCGAGTCACAAACTCACCCTTGATGGTTGCCAGTGAAGCGCCAACGAGGCCGTCAGTGAGGCTCTCCTGGTACGCACCCTGGATAGTCTCGTCCGAAAGCTCCTTTCCAAACCAATCCACCTTGGACTGCTTGGCCTGAGTAAGAATGTCCTCATCCACCTTTGTGAAAAACTCAGACTGATCCTCCTGAATCTTGAGACTCAGGTTCTTGTTCGTGAGGTCGTCCTGCAGCGTGACACTGTTGAGCTGCTTGCGCTGACCACTAATCTTCAGGAAGTAACGACCGTCTGGCAGCTTCTGGGGCTTCGAGTACTCCATTCTATACTGTACATTAATTTCTTCTTTAATATCAGATGAGCGCACCCAGAGGTTGTGGTCTCGAGTATGTTATCAAAGGTTGTCAGTGTCTTTCTGATCCCATGGACCCAACCAATCCAATCTGTGCGTACGTGTCAAGAGACAATGGCCTGGTGTACCCATGTGATCCGGGGTGCTGCAAACCGAGTTGCGGCACAAAAATGGGCCACCTCCCTAGAATGGATGTAGAATTTCGCCAGACGTTCGGTGGAACCCTTCCAGCTGGGTTTAACGAGAATTTGGCAACAAGTGACCAAGGAACCACCGGCCGGGAAGCGCCATTTACTCCAGTCGCACCCCAGTCAAATACGGTCGGAGACCGATTGTCCAAACTTGGATGGGCGATTTTAGCCATCCTGATTTTTGCCGCAATAATAGGCTTAAAGATCTGAGATCCGTAAGTAGTACAATGGCAGCTACTCTGGAGACCATCACCAAGGCGATCGAAGCTCTGGCCAAGGATCAGCGTGCTCTGCGCAAGGCGGTGAATACCATCAAGCAGCACATTGAGGATCCTTCCGGTGAGAAGGCCAAGGCTCGTTCCGAGAACAATGGTTTCAAGAAGCCTCTCCAGGTTTCCCCGGAGCTGCGTGCTTTCCTGAAGCTGGAGCCGGAGGAGCGCATCTCTCGCGCGGAGGTGACCAAGAAGGTGAACAAGTACTGCGAGGAGCACGGTCTGAAGGCGGGTCAGCTGATTTCTCTGGATGACACACTGAAGGCTCTTCTACAGCCTCCTCCGGACATTCAGATTACCTTCCTGAACATCCAGAAGTACATCAATCCTCACTTTGTGAAGGAGCCCAAGGAGGAGAAGCCAAAGCCAGAGAAGCGCAAGGTGGAGGAGGCTGACGCCCCCAAGGCGGAGCGCCCCAAGGTGGCGAAGAAGCCAAAGCCTGTGGTGGCTGCGTGAATGGCTTAAAAATTAAAGTGAATGTAATTGTATGGAGTTAGTTCCTACACCCGAATTGTCTCTTCATTTCGTAAATACACTCGTAGGAACTAAAATCAAGGATATCGCGTTGTACAGGCGAGCTTTTACGCACAAGTCAGCCCTGAAAAGATACTCAGGTCTGACTGGGTCGTACGAAACTCTCGAATTCATGGGGGATTCCGTATTGGGGTTTATCATCACAAAGTACCTGTTTGATCTGTACGAGATTAAACAGGAGGGCTTTCTGACCAAGGCGCGAACGAAGATGGTCCGGGGCAAGACGCTGTGTGAGATTTCAAAGAGTCTTGGACTCGACAAAATGATTTTGATGGATGAAAAGGGGGAGCGGAATGGATGGGTCACGAATGACAACATCATGGAGGATGTGTTTGAGGCGCTCGTCGGGGCCATCTACCTCGATCTCGGCATGGTTCACGCCAAGAATTTCGTGCTCGGCGTGTTTGCCAACTTTAAAACGTCTCTCGACGATGACAACTACAAAGACCAACTGATGCGTTGGTGTCAGGTGATGAAAATGCCCCTGCCAGAATACAATGTGATGAGTCATACGAACGGTACGTTTTGCATACAGGTTGTGGTGGACGGTCTCGATTGCGGATGCGGATTTGCAACTACGAAAAAGGAGGCGGAGCAAAACGCCGCCCAAATAGTACTTAAGACGGACAGTAGATTTAAGGGTAAGGAGATCCCCGTCAATGGACCCAAAAATCGAAAAGCTCCTGAGTGCGGAGTACTTCGACCAGAGAAGCGCCGAATGGTTGGCGCTCCGGGGGACGATGCTCACAGCGAGTGACGCTGCAACTGCCATTGGATGCAACCCTTACGAGACCCCCGACGGTCTGTACGTGAAAAAGGTGGGTGGTCGGAAGTTTGGAGGGAATGCCGCCACTGAGCGCGGAACCCTTCTCGAGCCAATCGCCCGTGACATGTACGACGCCAAGTACGACAGGAAGAGCCACGAAATTGGCCTCGTTCAACACCACGAGCACCTATGGCTCGGTGGTTCACCTGACGGTGTCACCGAGTGTGGTCGTCTGATTGAAATCAAGTGTCCTCTGACGCGCAAGATTGAAGACAAGGTGCCAAAGCACTACGTTGCACAAATTCAACTCTTGATGGAGATTCTCGATTTGCCCGAATGTGATTTCATTCAGTTCAGGCCTGCTGAAGGTGACGTCAAGGAGGAGTTTGTGGTGACCAACGTGAAACGCGACCGTGAGTGGTTTGCCCATTACCTCCCCATCATGAAGACGTTTTGGGATCGAGTGATTGAAGGCCGCAAGGTGGGATTTACGTGCGAAGTCATTGATCAGGAGGGCTTAGAGCGGAAAGATCCTCTTTGTGAAGTATCAGATGACCAAGTGTCCTACGTGCAGGAGGAAACCAGGCCTGCTAAAATGCAAAGAGTGCAGTGTGATGTTTTGTAGTGGATGCATTCAGCTCGAGATTCATGCTTGTCCCGAGATGAGTGCCCGAAAGCAAGCGTTGATTTCGAATTTAGAATCAAAATTAGTCAAGGTGGTTGCACCTAAGGTTCAGAAGATTTAGCGCTTCAGAAGTGGCCGGAGTCTGGACCGAAACAGAAACAGAATAATGACTGCAATGATGATAATCCAGATAAGTTTCTCGTTACTGCCACCTTCAATTACACGCGTCATGCGTGGGCGTCCTGGTCTGTCCCACGTCACGGTACCGTCTGCATACTCAAACTTCCGCGCCGGGAACATACGCGTAGGTGCTGGCTTCACGCTGCACTCCTTGAGGTACATTGGCCCTGACATGTTGAGGCGCTGTGGGTTGAAGTGGTCCACGTCATCAGAATCAATCATCGAAGGGTACTGTGTGGGAGTCTCATCCATCTGCGTCGTGTAGCTGCCGTCCAGGTGAAGATCCTTTGGGAACCCGTCCGTATTGACACCAAAGGTGTCGGTCCAGGTGTACATATCAAATTTGTTCAAGTGGACACGATCGTCGAGATGCGCAACACTCGCCATTAATAAACACCCACATTATTTTCCTTGTAGAATTTGGTCTGGACTTTTGCCCTGTGCAATTCCCACATTTGGTCCATGTCAATGTTCAACATGTGTGCCAACTGAAACAGGTAACTAAATACGTCACCCATCTCCATCACGACATCTGTTCCCCTGTCCTTCTTCAGGCCCGTCTTGCGGTAAATCCGATGGGCCTGACGAATACTTGACGCAAGCTCCCCCATTTCTTCATTGAGGAGCATCCATACTATACTTACGGGAGCCTTGTCCCATCCCTTCTGTTTGCAAAGTCGAGCGGTTTCATCACGAAACTGATTCATCTTGTGAGTTTAGGCACTGGTTCTTTTAAGCAGTGTTTAATTTACGTAGTTGTGTCTGAAACCTGAATACAACTACAAGAGACGCGACGAGAAGCAAAAACTCGGAAAAGAGCTTCCAGTTTTCCACCATGCGAGTGTCACCGGTGCGCTTCATTGCCCATGGTTCAACGAACGAGCTGCTAACGAGCCGGATCAGCCTATCCAATGCAAAAAAGATTAGAAAACCCACCAGAATGTCGTCGAGGGCTCTCATCTATTAATTAAAACCAATTTTAAAATACCAGTCCGAAGGACTGAACCTTCGGTTCTCCTAAAATCCAATTGGTGGACGAGAACCCAGTTTGTTGCCGTAGGTTGACGTGCTCACTGGAGCCTGAAGAGGAACTGGGTTGGATGAGATGTCACGCATGAAGAGCAGCTGCTGAAGCATACCAGTGCTGACTGTACCGGTCGCCTCCTCGATCACCGCGTCATTCATGCGCCCCACCTGACCACGAACATCGACGTACGGGTCAGTCATCAGGTTGACATAGACGCGCTTCATGAGGGCCTGGAGGTCCGCGTCGCTCTGCTTGTCGATCGTGTACCCCGTCCTTTGGTTGATGGCACGAATGATTCCTTGATGAATCGTCTCACGGTTAAACTCGGAGAAAAATGCGTCACTGAGCGGATTGTTCCACTGACGTGTAGCCATGTTGTAATAACTGGATAAAAAAAACAAGGCTCTACTTCACAATGAAGGTCGTCAAGCGGAATGGTGAGCCAGAGGAGATGCTCTTTGACAAGGTGACGAAGCGGATTTCAAAATTGATTAATGGTCTCAGTGTTCAGCCTGACAAGGTGGCTCAGAAGGTTTTCACAAGCATGTACGATGGAATCTCCACGGCTGAAATTGATAACCTCACGTCCGAGGTGGCGATCGGTATGATTACGGAGGATCCCGACTATGAGACGCTGGCGATGCGCGTCACTGTTTCAAACATGCAGAAGACCTGCCCCAAGTGTTTCTCGGATGCAATGCTCGCCCTTCACTCCAAGGGTGTTGTGAGCGATTACTTCATGAAGTGCCTGAGTCTCGAGATGGACTCGTGGATCGATCACTCCCGTGACTTTCTCTTTGGATATTTCGGTATCAAGACGCTCCAGAAGGGGTATCTCAACCATGGTGAGACGCCTCAGTATCTTTTCATGCGCGTCGCCTTGGGTATCCACGGTGACGACTACACGCGTGTCCGTGAGACGTACGACTTAATGAGCCAAAAGTACTTTACGCACGCCACGCCAACCCTGTTCAACGCTGGTACGAATCACCCTCAGATGTCGAGCTGCTTCCTGGTGGCGATGAAGGATGACTCGATCGACGGCATCTACGAGACGCTCAAGGAGTGTGCCCACATCTCCAAGTGGTCGGGTGGTATCGGTATCCACTGCTCGAACGTCCGTGCGAACGGCACACCAATCAAGGGGACGAACGGCGTCGCCGATGGAATCGTGCCTATGCTCCGCGTCTTCAACAACACGGCCCGGTACGTCAACCAGGGTGGTGGGAAGCGCAAGGGGTCGTTCGCCATCTACCTCGAGCCGTGGCACGCCGACATTATGGAGTTTCTCGAGCTGCGTCTGAATCAGGGTGACGAAGAGATGCGCTGCCGTGACCTGTTTACAGCTCTGTGGATCCCAGACCTCTTCATGCAAAAGGTGGAGAAGGACGAGGAGTGGTACCTGATGTGCCCGAACGAGTGCCCCGGCCTCCAGGGTGTCTACGGTGAGGAGTTTAACGAGATGTATCGGACGTACGCAGTTCAGGGCCGCTACAAGAAGAAGGTCAAGGCGCGTGAGGTATGGGATGCAATCCTCAAGAGCCAGGTGGAGACGGGAACGCCGTACATGTGCTACAAGGATTCGGTCAACGAGAAGAGCAACCAGAAGAACATCGGCGTCATCAAATCGAGCAACTTATGTGTAGCACCCGAGACGATGATTCTCACCAAAAATGGATACCAAAAAATATCAGATCTTGTCGGGCAAGTAGTGGACGTATGGAACGGTGAAGAGTGGTCCGCCGTCACCATCTCGAGGACGAGTGATAAGAGTCGTTTGATCCGTGTCAATTTCAGTGACGGCACTTTCCTCGAGTGCACCGAATACCACAAGTTTCATCTTCAGATCGGATATGGTTCAAACACGGAAATCAAGCCAACCACGAATCTTGTTCCAGGTGACCGTCTCATCAAATGGACACCCCCCGAG